GGCGGCGCTGGTGTTCCACGTTGCGGCCCAGATGATTCGCAACGACCAGGAGCTACTCGCCCAGTGTGAACTCGTCGATTCGCAGAAACGGATCGTGCATCGCGCGAGCGGGAGTTTCTACCGCGCCATTTCGGCCGAGGCGTCCAGTAAGCACGGGTTCAATGCGTCGGCGGTGATCTACGACGAGCTGCACGCCGCGCCGCATCGCGAACTCTGGGACGTGTTGACGACGTCGCAGGGCGCGCGGGATCAACCGTTGATGCTGGCGATCTCGACCGCCGGCTATGACCGCCATTCGATTCTCTGGGAGCTGTACACGCACGCGCGGAAGGTGCAGGAGCATCCGGCCCTCGATCCGACGTTCCTGCCGATTCTCTACGAGGCGCCGATTGACGCCGACTGGACCGACGAGCGCGTGTGGCACACGGCGAACCCGGCCCTCGGTGATTTTCGCAGCCTCGAGGAGATGCGGATCGCGTGCGCGCGCGCCCAAGAAATTCCGGCGCAGGAAAACACGTTTCGCCGGCTGTATCTGAACCAGTGGACCGAACAGGCGGCCCGGTGGGTCAGCATGGCGAGTTGGGATGCGTGTCAGGACCCCGCGTTCGACCGGGCGCGGTTGGCCCACCGCCGCTGTTACGTCGGGATCGACCTCAGCGCGCGTCAGGATCTCACCGCGATCGTGGCCGTGTTTCCCGACGAGGCGGGACCGGGGTTTGAGGTCCTGGCGCAGTTCTTCGTGCCCGCCGAGAACATGGCCGAGCGCACGCGCCGGGATCGCGTGCCGTACGACCAGTGGGCGCACGACGGGTACCTGGTCCCGACGCCGGGCGACACGGTCGACTACGAGTACGTGCGTCAGGTGTTGCGCGGGTGGGCCTCGGAATTTGATGTGCGCGAGATTGCCTTCGATCCGTGGAACGCGGTCGGTCTGTGGGTGCCGTTGAAAGAACAGGACGGCTTTACCTGCATCGAGATCCGGCAAACGTTCGCGATGTTGTCCGGGCCGACGAAATCCCTCGAGACGGCGATTCTGTCGCGGGCGCTCCGGCACGACGGCCATCCGATTCTGCGTTGGAATATCTCGAACATTGCGGTCGACCAGGACGCGCTGGGGAACCTGAAACTGTCGAAGAAAGTCTCGACCGGCCGGATCGACGGCGTCAGCGCGCTCGTCAATGCGATCCATCGGCGCGACTACATGGCCGCCGAACCGCGGCCGAATTATTCCATGATTGTGCTCGGATGAGGGACGACGCTATGGCCAAACGACGGACCGGGCGCCCACCGATCGCCGACACGCCCGCGACGACCCGGATTCAGGTGCGCGTGACGCCGGCGCAACGTCTCGAGCTGCGACGGATGGCGAGCGACAATCAGACCGGCGTGGCCGGTCTGCTGCGCGAAGCGATCAACGAAGTGGTGGTCGATTCCCATGGCCGCCGACCTTTTGTGCGTCCAAAAGGCTGAGGTGACCGCACCCTAGCGCGTGCCCCTGACACGCGCGTACGCGCTGCTGACGATCAAGGGTGTCGATCCCCATCAACGCACGATCACCGGCATCGCCTCGACGCCGGAACCCGATCGGATGGGCGACATCGTCGAACCATTAGGGGTCACCTACAAAAACCCGCTGCCGCTGTTGCTGTACCACGACGCCAAGAAACCGGTCGGCCAGGTCACGTTCAAAAAACCGACCGCGGACGGTCTCGAATTTTCCGCCTCGCTGCCGACCATCGACGCGCCCGGCACGCTGCGCGACCGCGTCGAGGAAGCGTGGCAGAGCCTCAAGGCCGGCTTGTTGGCCGGCGTCTCGATCGGGTTCCGCTCGATCGAGGAAGCGTTCAACAAGGACACCGGCGGGTTCCGGTTTCTGAAAACGGAAGTCCTCGAGCTCTCGCTCGTCGCGATCCCGGCGAACGCGGACGCGACCATTCACACGATCAAAGAACTCGACCTGGCCGCGTCTGGCCGTCATCCGTCCCGCGACAGGGACACGCTCCCAATTGTGCGCGTCGACAAGGGCGCGCCTCACATGGAATCCAAAACGATCCAGGAACAGATCACGAGTTTCGAGAATAGCCGCGCCGCGAAGCACGCGCGCATGACGGCGATCATGACGAAGTCGGCCGACGCCGGCGCGACGCTCGACCAGGCCGAGACCGACGAATACGACGGCCTGGCCGCCGAGCTGAAAGCGATCGACGCGCATCTGGTGCGCCTGCGGGCGCTCGAGGCGACGAATCTGACGAAGGCGACCGCGATCACCGCGGCGACGCCGGACGACGCGAGCAAGCAGCGCGGCGGCGTGCCGATCATCTCGGTCAAGAGCAATCTGGCGCCGGGCACCGCGTTCGTCCGGTACTGCCAGGCGCTGGCTGTCGGGCATGGCTCGAAAGCGGACGCGATCCAGTTCGCGAAGCAGTGGCACGACTCGACGCCCGAGGTCGAACTCGTGCTCAAGGCTGCCGTCGCGGCCGGCACGAGCACCGACGCCACGTGGGCCGGACCCCTGGCCCCGCTGACGCCGCTGGCCGCGGATTTCCTCGCGCTGCTGCGCCCGCAGACGATCCTCGGCAAGGTCGATACGTTTTTCCGGGTACCGTTCAACGTCTCCGTCCCGGCGCAGACCGGTGGCGGGACGTATCAGTGGGTCGGCCAGGGCGCGCCCAAGCCAGTCGGCAAGCTCGCGTTCTCGACCATCACGTTGTCGATTCTCAAGTGCGCCGGCATCATCGTGATCACCGAGGAGCTCGCGCGCACGTCGACGCCGTCGGCCGAGGAAGTCATCCGGCGCGACATGATCGCGGGGATCGCGGCCTTCCTCGATACGCAGTTCATCGACCCGGCCCAAGCGCCCGTGGCCGGCGTGTCGCCGGGCTCGGTGACGAACGGCGTGACCCCGATCACGACCGCTGGCCCGACGCCGGCCAACGCGCGGACCGACATTCAGGCACTCGCCAACGCGATGACGGCGGCCCTGATTCCGAGCGCCGGCGCGGTCCTGATCCTGTCGGAGACCAACGCACTGGCGTTGACCAACGCGCTGAACCCGCTCGGCCAACCGCTGTTCCCGGGGATGGCGCAGGGCGGCGGCATGATCATGGGCTACAAGGCGATCGCGTCGCAGTCGGCCGGCACGACCGTCGCGCTCGTGCAGCCGTCCGCGATCCTCTATGCGGATGACGGCGGCGTGACCATCGACGTGTCGCGTGAGGCGTCGCTGCAGATGGATACGGCGCTCGACAATCCGCCGCTCGCGACGACGCTCCTGACCTCGCTCTGGCAGATGAACCTGGTCGGCCTGCGCGCCGAGCGGTTCATCAATTGGAAAAAGGCGCGGACCGGCGTCGTGCAGTACACGGCCGCGACCTACACGGCGTAGTGATGCGCGTCTCCATGACGGTGCTCCGGGACGGGTATTGGGACGGCCAGTACCCGCGCGCCGGCGACGTGATCACCGTCGAGGCCGGCCTGGTCGAATCGCTCGAGGTGGCCGGGTTCGCGATGCGGTGCGCCGTGGACGCGGTGCCGCCGCGCACGGCGCCCACCGGCGCGACGGGGAGAAAACATGGCCGCTAAGCGCACCCCGCGCGACGCCGCGGAGTCGATCGACGTCGTCGCCCAGACGTATCACACCGAGAACGGCGTCGAGCACGTCGAAGGCGAGACGTACGCGGTCACCGATCGCGGGCTCGCGGAAACGCTGCGCGGGATCGGGTTCGTCTCGATTGACGGCTGGACCGACGCGTCCAGCGGCACGCCGCCGGCCTTGACGAGTCTGACCCCGTCGACGGTGGCGCTGGGCGCACCGTCCTTCACGCTGTCCGTGCGCGGGACGGGCTTGGTCGATGGGGCCGTCATCGTGTTCGCGGGGAACGACGAGCCGACCACGTGGGTCTCGGACGCCGAGGTGACCACCGGCGTCGACATGGCGGTGTGGCTGGGCCCGGACACCGTGCCGGTTGCGGTGCGCGGCCTCGAGGGCGCGCTGAGTAACACGCTGCTGTTCACGTTTACCGCGACGAAAGGATCCCGTCATGGCCGGTGAGTCGCTCGACATGCTCGCGCGCGTCTATCACACGGAAAACGGCAACGTGCACGCCGAGGGCGACGAGTATGCCGTGACCGACCCGGTCGTCGCCGAGACGTTGTACGGGTGCGGATTTGCGTCGCCCGTCGGGTGGACCCCGGAGCCGCCGCTCGACACCCGCGGCGCGGACGGCGGCCCTGACGCCCGGCACGACGATCCGCGGCACGCCGACACCCGCCGCCGCGGCCGCTGATGGCGACCGTCCGGCTGCGGCTGTTCGGGCGCGGCCTCGAGCTGACCGCGAAACAACTGACGGCGCCGTACAGCCCGGGCGCGGTGAGTGGCGGCGGGTGGTACCCGCTCGTCGTGCGCGAACCGTATAGCGGCGCGTGGCAGGTCAACGTTGAAGGGCGCCGCGATCAGATCCTGCAATACGCGCCCGTGTTCGCGTGCGTCACCCTCATCGCCCAGGACATCGGCAAGCTGACGCTCAACCTGGTCGAACAGACCGAGGACGACCTCTGGGAAGAGACGAGCTCGCCGGCGTTCTCGCCCGTGCTCCGCAAACCGAACCGCTACCAGACGATCGTCAAGTTCGTCGAGCAGTGGATCACGTCGAAACTGATGTGGGGCAACACGTACGTGTTGAAAGAGCGCGACGCGCGCGGCGTCGTCACCGCGTTGTATGTGCTCGACCCGCTGCGGTGTACGCCGATGATCGCGCCCGACGGCGGGATCTACTACCAGCTGCAGCACGACAACCTCTCCGGGACGCTGGCGCTGACCGGCGAGCCGGACAAGTTCATGGTCCCGGCGAGCGAGATCATTCACGACCGGATGGTGTGTCTGTTTCATCCGCTCGTCGGGATGTCCCCCATCTACGCCTGCGCCGCGGCGGGCACGCAGGGCCTGGCGATTCAGAACACGGCGACCACGTTTTTCACCAAGGGCGGACAGCCGACGGCCATGCTGACGACGCCGCCGGGCATGACGAAAGACCAGCTCGCGCAGCTCCGCACCGACTGGGACACGCTCAACAGCAACGCGACCCGGCTCGCCATCCTCACCGCCGATCTGAAATACACGCAACTCTCGATGAACGCGGTGGACGCGCAGTTGATCCAACAACTCGGGTGGACCGCGCAAACCATCTGCAGCGTGTTTCACGTGCCGCCGTTCCTGATTAACGCCGCCGAGGTGCCGCGCGGCGTGCAGCTCGAGGCCGAGTGGCAGATGTATCACTCGCTCTGCATCCAGTCGCTGCTGACCAACTTTGAAGCCTGCCTCGACGAGGGGCTCGGGCTCGACGGCACGACGTACGGCACCGAGTTCGACATCAACGACTTGATCTGGATGGACACGGCGACCAAGACCAAGGCCGCGGCCGAGGCGGTCGGGGCCGGCACGATGTCGCCCGACGAAGCGCGCGCGCGGTACTTCGGCCTCGGGCCCGTGACCGGCGGCGACACGCCGTACATGCAGCAGCAGATGTTTTCGCTGAAGGCCCTGGCGCAGCGCGATGCGAGTGATCCGTTTAGCAAACCGGCGCCGGCGCCGATGGCCGCGCCCGCCGGCGCGGGCCAGGTGGCGCCCGACCAGGTCGCGGCCAGCGTGCGCCATCTCCTCACCAAAGCCCTGGACGAGGCCGCATGACGCAGGACGAGATCGCGGCCATCGTCGAAGGGATCGCGCCGGTCGTCCGCGACTACGTCAAGAGCGCGCTCGGCGAGGTCGGCCTGCGCGTGCAGAAACTCGACGTCCAGCTCGCGGGCGTCGTCACCGCCACCACCGAGATCGGCACGATGCGCGAACGCCTCGCCGGTCTCGAGGCGCGCGCCCAGGTGCCGGGACCGCCCGGCCCGGCCGGCAAGGACGGCGTCGACGGCCTCGGGTTCGACGACCTCGGCGTCACGCAACTGGACGACCGCTCGTTCACGATTAACGCGCGGCGTGGTGACGTCATCAAAGACATCGGCACCGCGCAGTTCGCGCTCGACATCTACCGCGGCGTCTGGCTCGAGGGGAAAGCCTACGAGCCCGGCGACGGCGTGACGTGGGCCGGCTCCGAGTGGCATTGCTCCGCGGCGACGACCACGAAGCCGGGCGACGGGTCGAAGGCGTGGACGCTGAAAGTCAAACGCGGACGCGACGGCAAGGACGGCAAGGACGGCGCCGTCGGTCCGGCGGGTCCGACCGGCAAGGACTGGCAGCAGGTCTACGACGACACGAGGCGGCGCTGATGGCGACGTTCGTGACGCTGCCGCAAGTCAAAGCGCACCTCCGCATCACCGCGACCGGCGAAGACGGGACGATCCAGGACTACGCCGACCAGGCCGAGGAGAAAGTCATTACCTGGTGCACGACGCCGACGGTGGTCTGGACCCCGATCACGGTGCCCAAGGTGGTCGTCGCGGCCATTCTGAAACAGACGGCCGAGTTCTACCGCTTCCGCGGCGATGACGTCCAGGGCGCGCCGCGCCAGGACGGCGAAGAGTTGAGCGTCGAGGTGCGCGAGCTCCTGCGCGCCTATCACCAACCGGTGATCGCATGAGCCGCCCGGCCCTGGCCCTTGGCCTGCCGCATCGCTCGAGCGGACAACGGCGCATCCTCCTGTCGCTCGACGCGCCCGGCCCCGCCGTCCCCGACGGCGACGGCGGCTACACGCAAGGCTGGGCGCCCCTCGATCCGCCGACCGCGAACGCGGACGTCCGGCCGGCCAGTGCGCGCGACCTCGAAGGGGTGATCTCCGGGACGGTCCAATCGACCGCGACGCA